ACGATTTGTTGTCACTTGGCGGAAATTCGAGTAAAATGCTAGAATTGCAAGCAATCATGACTGGTAGAAGCAAGGATGTAAGCCAAATGTCGGCCGAAGAGTTAGAAAGTTTTATTAAAAACGCTAAAGATTCGTTACAACATAAGATTGATATTGCTAGCTGCAATGCTCAAAATATCACGCCAAATCATCAAAACACAGATCCGATGGGTGGGGTGGGTTGCGTCATAAGCATGCAAAATGATGATGATTTGTCTGGCGATGGTGGGCTATAGACAACAATCTATTAAGAGATTGTGCGCCCTTGTTTTTTCGAGTCCGACCCCCGCCCCCCCCTGAATTTACTACACCAGACCCGTGCTAGACCCACTTACAAAATATAAAAAAATTCACACTATCTGACAAATAGTCAGAAATAGTGCTTGACGAGAGTATTTTTCTTCGATATTCTGATTTTCGTTAGGCAGGTTTTTATTTATTAATTAATAATTATCGTGAGTTGCCTGTCTAACACACATCAATTTAGGCTTGGGAGGGTCATCATGGTTAAAAAAACCAAAAAAACGAACACAGATAGCCAAAGTGTCAAAAAAAGCGTCAGAGAGGCTAAAAAGCCATATCTCGAAGATTTACGTTCAAATATCCAATTAATAGAGATTATTGAGAGTCCTAATCACTATAATTTTTATTGTCAGGGCGGTCCACTAAGTAATTGTCATGAGTGGATTGAGTTAAAAGGGCGTTTATTAGCAAAAAAAAATTTGCGTTCAGAATCTTCTTTGGAGGAGATGGGCAGCACTATTTATTCTGCGGAGGAGATTGCAGAGCGTCTGAATTTGATAAGAGTTAAGCAATCATTAAACTTAAAAACACCAGATTCTGGTGCTGACAAAATGAATACTGAGAGTGATGCAAGTCCGAATGACATTGATATAATGCGTAAATTATGGAATATATTGGCTGATATTGACTTCCCAATGAGAAAGCGTATGCTTGATTGGGTTGAACAACGAATAAGTGATATGGAGAATAAAGATGCCTAGAGATGTTGAGGAATATACGATTAATGAATTAGCTTTTGGGGCTATAAAGCAGTTAAGGAGAATAGCAGATGCTATCGAGGTTCAGAATAAAATGCACAAATCTTTCTATGATGCTAAAGAAAAGGCACTCGAAGAGAAAGAGTCCGGCTCAAAAAATCCAACAGCAAATTTTTTGCCAAAAGGAACTGTTATTATTGGAGAGGAAAAGGGCGACGTTAAGAAAAAATCTGTTAAATCTAAATCTGGAGATAAGAAATAATGCCGAATTTCGACAAAAGAGATCCTCGAATTGATGCTATATCTGCCGTTTGTCATGATGCAAATCGTGCATATTGCCAAGAGGTAGGGGATTTTACTCAAAAACCTTGGAATGATGCTAGTGAGGCTGATCGGGAGTCAACAATTAATAGCGTTAAATTCCATTTAGAGAATCCGAGCGCTGGTCCTTCAGCTAGTCATGATGCGTGGAAGCGTCATAAAAAAAGTAAGGGTTGGCGTTATGGTCCTTTTACAGATGCTAGGAAAAAAGAGCATCCTTGCATGGTTGAATATGAGGCTTTGCCGATGGAGCAGAAGCTTAAAGATTATATTTTATGTAACATTGTTAAGGCTTTTATTGATGCTGAGAGTGATGTTGACGGATATAATAAAAAAACCAAATTACTTGTTGTTGAGAGCCAACAAGCAGCCATCACTTTGATCAAAGAGGGTTATTTTGCTGATTGTGACATAATTCCTTTAGGTTCTGCGGTGGTTGGTGAGAAGTATGAGAAAATAGTTATAATGATGAGCCGTGAGAGTGACGTTGATGATGAGTTGTTGCAAATTTACATCAACCGGCTTAAAACGTGTTTGGATTTAGACTGTGGTAAATTAATTGTTTTATAACTAAAAATTTTGGAAAAAATTATGACTAAAAAAATATCAAATGAACAAGAGCAAATTGATCAACAAAAAAAAATATTAGAAGATGCGAAGGCAAATGTTGAGCCTAATCTTCCTAAAAAAGAGATGGCTGAGATTGAGACTGCTGAGCAGGATCTTACTGAGAATGAATACACTCTTGAGATTCAAATTGAGAAATATCGCGAGATAGTTAATAACATTATGATTCTGGCTGATAAGGTTCGTGAATCTAATGGCGGCAAAGTTTCAAATATTCTTGAGGGTAAATTCCGTCAGGCTTATGGATTGCTTCATACATTAACTTCTGATTGGTCAACTGAGAATAAGCGTGATGGATATAAAGTTTTAATTGAGCGTTGTAATGTTGATGCTAAAGGATTTTTAGTTGTTGATGCTGGTGGGCGTGAGGCGGCTGATGCTATGGCTGCTGATCTTCGCGAGGCTGTTCTTCGCTTAATGAGCGATGGCGTTGATTCAATTATATCTGTTACTTCTGGATTGAGTGAGGACACTCGTCATGCTGAGATTAAGGTATCTACAGTTGCCGGCTTTGCAGTTCAGAGATATGACGTTTATCCAGAATACAAAGTTGCAAAAGAATTATTTCCATTAGATAATATCCCTAAAAGTTCAGGGCTTGGCCAGAATGAAGGGCCGTTATCTTTGGTAAAATAAAGACACCCTCCCTGTGTATGATAGGCTAGATTAATTTCTAGCCTATTTTTTTTGAGTTGTTACTTTATTTAATATATGCTATGGTTTTCTTTAAACTATAAGGGTTAAAATTATGGATACTACATTTAAGCAAGGCGCAACTAAATCAGTGGCATATACCGGAACTGCTGGCACTACTGCTGCTGTTGGCTCTAAAACGACTAAGGCTAGAATTTGGGCCACTACTGATTGTTTTGTGCGAATTGGCGATAGTCTTACTGCCACTACATCCGATATGCCGGTTGCGGCAGGGATTCCAGAATATTTTGATATCAATCCAGGTCAAACAGTTTCTTTTATTCAGAGTCAAACTGGTGGAACTGGTTATGTAACTGAAATGAGTAAAACTTAATAGGTTTTTATGACTAATTTACATCCAGGAACATTGTTAATGCCCTTGAAAAAAGGGAGTTTAAATTGGACTTTAATTCCAGGTAAAGTACTATGGCATGATTATGCCGACACTTCTACACTGACTCACACAAATGGTAGCGTTAGTTTAGCACTTGATAAATCTGGTTTTGGTAATAACGGAACGCAAGGCACAGGAAGCTCACAACCAATAACAGGTGTTGCTACAAGTAACGGAAAAAACCTAATAGCTTTTGATGGTTCTAATGATGCTTTAAGTGTGCCTGCAAGCGCCTCAATAAATAATATTTGGGATGGTGGCGGAACTATATTTTTTGTTTACACAGTTAGTAGTTTTGGTGGGCGTATTTTAGATAAAAGGGGCGCATCGCAATCAGGTTGGAGTTATTACCATACTGCCGCCCTTGGCAATGACGCAAGATTATTACTACAACAAGATGGTACTACTCAATATGGTTATGTGTCACCGAATAGGGATGCGTCAATAGGCATAACAAACATCACCGCTTTAACTTGGAACTCCGCAGCACCTGCAACACCTACAGTTTTTTATCCTAACACAACAACTGCTCAAACTGGCGATGTATTAAATACAGGTTCTGGGGCGACTGTTTCTGATGCAGCAAGGGCTTTATTTATCGGTAATAGGAATGATTTAGCACGAGCTGCTGAAATTAATGTTGGTGAGATTATTATATATGATAGAACTTTAGCAACTGCCGAGATTAACCAAGTTTATAGCTACCTGAATAATAAATGGAGTATTTAAATTGAATTTATCTGGAGCAACAGAAACTGATTTCGTAGAGTCCAAATTATCAACGATGTTTAATATAGAGTTATCATAATGAAAAAATATTATATAGTAAATCTTACGGCTATTGTAAAAGCTGATTTAGCAACAATGGATAGAAACGCAGGTTTTCCAAACAAATTTGCTGAAAGATGGGCTATTGATATGCCAACGGCTAGAGAGGGTTATTCTTATGCTGAAGCTCCTGTAAATGGATATGGCGACAAAACAGGCGAAGAAATGATGAAAGACGTTGTTTCTATTCCGGTTGATGCTGTTAATTTACCAATTTATAATAACGATTAATGGATTGTAAAATGCAAAATAATGATCAAAAAAATTGGCGAGTTGATCGCCATATACCAGTAGCAGTTATTGTAATGTTGTTTTTACAAACTGCTGGTGCTATTTGGTGGGCTTCTAATGTTCAATCAATTATAGATAATAACGCTATTAGAATAGCTAAGCTTGAATCTAGGGATGCTGAAAGTCGAGTTTTTACTGAAAGACTTGTAAGAGTCGAGGTAAAGCAAGAAAGTACTATTAGCTTGTTGCAGCGTTTAATTGATAAATTGGATAGTAGATAATGGAATATTTTGACATATCAGAGTTTGATCAGAAGGATTTGCAAGGAAGCGGTGAGAATATGTGCAAAGAATTTTTGGTAAATATGGATATACTTCGCAAGCGTTGTGGCTTTCCTTTGCGTGTTTCTTCTGGTTGGAGATCCCCAGAATACAACAATGAAGTTTCATCAACTGGATTTAATGGCCCTCACACAACTGGCAAAGCTTGTGACGTTCTTGTATCAAGATGGCAAGCTTATATTGTTCTTCGTGAGGCAATGCTTATGGGATGTTTTACTGGAATTGGAATTGCACAAAAAGGCGATAGCAGATTTATTCACTTAGATTCTTTGCAAAAAGGAGAGACTAAAGGTCCTCGCCCAACATTATGGAGCTACTAATATGGATTGGAAAAAAACATTAGGAGCGCTTGCTCCGGCATTAGGAGCGGCCTTTGGTCCTATTGGTGCTGCTGGCGGTATTGCTATAAAACAATTGCTTGGTCTTCCTGGCGCAACCGATGATGCAGTTGCAACTTATATTCAAACTCCGGAGGGTGTTCAGAAATTAAAGCAAGCGGAATATGATTATAAACTAGGATTGAAAAAAATTGCTCTTGAGTCTGATGCTTTGGATATTGATAATACTAAGGATGCAAGAAAAAGAGATGCAGAGATCCAAAAAACCAATGGCGATAACAAAAGAGCTGATAATTTAGCTTACATGGCAGTTATTGCTTTTTTATTATGTGTGTTCGGAATTTTGTTTGTTTCTATTCCTGAGGGCACTACTCGCGATTTGGCGATGCTTTTAATGGGAGTTCTAGCTGGCATTGTTAAGGATATATACGGCTTTGAGTTCGGAAGTTCGCGCGGCTCTAAGGATAAGGATAAGATAAATGTTATCTAGGCTTAAAAAATATTTGCAGAAAAAACTATCAAAATATTCTTTTATGGAGAGGAGCTTTATAGTTTTCTTTTGTGTGTTTGTATTGCCTTTTATCATTGGTTCGCTTATCTTAGGATAAATAGGAGAATAATATGGCCCAGCCACCAGCTTATAATAAAACAACTAATTTCACGGAATATGCGGCAGCCAATACATCTGCGCCTTACAATCCTGCAAAAATAGATATCGAATATGATAATGTCGAATTAACTTTGGATGCTATTTTAACTAATCTAGCTTTGATTCAAAGGGATGATGGGGCTTTGAAAAACAGCCTTGTTACTTTAGATAGTTTGTCTTCTTCTGTTATTACCTTCATGAGTAGCAACTCAACTGCATGGTCACTTGAGGGCGCTTGGTTAACTGCAACTGATTATGAGGTTTATGATGTTGTAGTTGAGAGTAATAATACTTATGTTTGTGTTGCGGCTCATACGTCAGGCACGTTTGCAACTGATTTAACGGCTGTTAAGTGGATATTAATTGCTACTTTTGACATAGCTGATGATGCTGTGACTACGGCAAAAATTGCCGATGAAGCAGTTACAGGGGCAAAAATTGCCGATGATTCTATTGATAGTAACCATTATGTTGCAGGAAGTATTGATAATGAGCATTTAGCAGATGGCATAATTGACAATGCTGCAATGGCTGATAATGCCATTGATTTGGCTGAGTTGGCTCATAAAACACTAGGTGAATTATACAGCTTCACTACATCTGGTGTTCCTGTTATGATATCTGCCGGAACAACTAGGCAAGTATTGCAAGTTCCAACAACCGGAACAACCCCTGCTTTTGCTGGTCATGGTGGTGATTGGGGGCTTGTTTTAGGAGTTGCGGATATATCAACAACGAATGGTATATCAACGTCACTAACAAACTATCCATCATATTTAATGATGCTAAAGGGGTTGTCGGTTGATACTGATGATGTTACAATAAATTTAACTTTATCAGATGATGGCGCTTCAACTTATGAGGCTGCTGGATATCGTTATCATGTGGAAACAAAAACCTCAGCATCTACATCTTATGCCGCTATAGCAAGTAATAGTGCTTCTGCAATACCTGTGGTAAGTAATTTAGGTAATGCCGCAACTGAGACTGCTGATTTATTTTTATTTATTCATAATGCTGATGGTGATGGAAATCGTTATATTAATGTAAGTGGGTGGGTTGTTTATAGAAACAACAGCACCATTATTAAGGGTGGTAATTTTATTGGTGGGCTTGATATTGCTAACGATATGACGAATATGAAAATAGCTCCTTCTAGTGGAAATTTTGATGCCGGAAAAGTAATAATTTATGGAATTGGTGAGGGCCTATAATGACTAGCAAAGAGATGATAATTGGACAGCCTATTAAAAAAAATGAAGATATTTTTTTAAGAGATAAAACTGGCAAAATTATTGGCCAAAAAAATATGCAAGTTACTTTTAAAGAGCAAAGTCCTGTTGAGTTAGCTAATCGCAAAACATTGCATGATGAGCAAGCCAAAGAGAAATATATTAATAACAGGGCTTCTGAATATCCTAATTATGGCGAGTTTGCAGATATGATGTATCATGATATCGACAATATGGTTGCCACTGGAAATATCGAACAATTATCAGCTCCTCAGAGAGCTTGGTATGAAAAATGTAAGGCTGTTAAGGAAAAATATCCAAAGCCTTCAGAATAAGGAGGCATTTTGTCTAGCGATATAGAATTATATGAGGCTTATAGTCAGCAAATTCTTGCAGCAGAAAGGATGCTCAAAATCCGTAAAGCAAGAGAAAATCTTATAGATTTTGCTGAATTAATGCTTCCAGATCCTGAAGATCCGGAGGATTCAAATAAAAGCCAATTCCAAGCTGCTGGCCACCATAGGGAAATTGCTAAATGCCTTGAGGAAGTTAGCAGGGGTGAGACTAGGCGGTTAATTATAACTATGCCACCTCGTCATGGTAAAAGTGAACTTTGCACTCGTTTATTCCCTGCTTGGTTTACTGGGAAGCATCTTGGAGCTCAGGTAATTATTGCTGGATATTCTGAAACATTTGCACAAGAAGAGTTTGGTAGTGAGATCCGTAACCACATGATCAAGCACGAATTTAAGCAAATTTTTCCATCAATGATGCTTGATCCTAATGCCAAATCACAATCATTTATAAAAACTACTGCAAGAAATAAAATCACTGTTACTGGCGTTGGTGGAAAAACCACTGGTAAAGGTGCGGATTTAATGATTATTGATGATCCTTTGAAAAACGCAGAGGAGGCAGATTCATCCAGTCATAGAGAGAAAATTTGGGATTGGTATACATCAACAATTCGTACTCGTTTAATGCCAGGCGGTCGTATTGTGATCATTATGACTAGATGGCATGATGATGATTTAGTTGGTAGGATTTTAGATCCTGAAGGGCCTGTTAGAGAATCTATAAAAAATTGGAAAGTATTGCATCTTCCTGCAATTTTTGATGAAGGCTCAAAAAACGAACGTGCTTTGTGGCCTGAGTGGTATCCAATGTCAGAGCTTAGCGCTATTAAAGCTGATGTTCCTCCTCGTTGGTGGTCGGCTTTATATCAAGGAAATCCTTCACCTGAAGACGGTGATTATTTTAAGAAAAAAATGTTTTCAACTTATCGAAGAGATGAGTTACCGCCTCTTGAAAAACTAAGAATATATTCAGCAATGGATTTGGCAGTAAGTAAAGAAACTGCAAATGATAAAAGCTGTTTAATTACTGTTGGAATTGATAAAGATGGAACAATGTGGATTCTTGATGTTCTTTGGGAGCGAAGAGCGGCCGATGAATTAGTAGAAGAAATTGTTATAGATTTACTTAGAAATAATCCTATGGTTTGCTGGGGAGAAAAAGGCCAGATTGCAAAGTCAATTGGTCCATTCTTACGCAAGCGCATGAAAGAAAAAAAATGCTGGACTATTATTGAGGAGGAAGCCCCTACAATTGATAAACTTTCGAGATCTAGGTCAATCAGGGGTCGTATGAACATGGGTATGGTTCGTTTTCCTGATTATGCAACTTGGTGGACAGATGCTCAAATTGAGATGTTAAAATTCCCTAACGGCAAGCATGATGACTTTGTAGATGCTTTGAGTTTGATAGGATTAGGGCTTGACTTACAAATTCCAGCAAGCAAAGGCGTGACAAAAGCTCCAGAAGCAGTTATAGTTGGAACTGGCGCTTGGCTCAAGCAAAGCTCAGAGAGAAAGAAAAAGAAATTAAAACTAGCCAAATCTAGGAAGGGGTGGTGATGAAAGAAAGAGATTCTAACAATTCATTAATAGAAGCTGGTGACGCTAATGACGTTAGTCAAGTTAGTTCTTATGGGCGTAACTCAACTAATATTTCTTTTGAAAGAAAAGAGCTAGTGCAGAAAATTATAGGTGATGTTGTTTATTCTAGGGATGTTTATTTCAAAGATGAATATCAACAAATGCGAGATGATATGCAGTTTGCTTATGATGGGTGCACTCCTGAATGGAAGGAGGCCGGAAACTATACAGCAAATATTGTTCAACGTCATATTTCTCAAAAAACCGCATCCCTTTATGCAAAAAATCCTCGTGCAATTGCTAGGCGTAAGGAAAAAATGGATTTCGAGATTTGGGATGAGGATATGCAGTCTCTTATGCAAGCTTTTCAGCTCGTTTCTGCCGGTATTCAAGATCCAAATTCCCTTATGCTTTTAGAGGATTATCAGCGTGGCATGGCCAATAGGACTATGATCAACAAAATTGGTAAAACTCTTGAGATAGTTTATAGATATTATCAAAACGAGCAAACTCCAACATTTAAAACAGAGATGAAACAAGTTGTTAGAAGAGTTATAACTACTGGTGTTGCTTATGTTAAATCTGGATATCAAAGAATTGATGCTATGTCTCCGGACACTACAAGAAAGCTTTATGACTATGACAGAAGGATGAAGACTCTTCAAAAAATGATTGTTGATCAAGAGGATGAGAAAACTGAGCAAGTGTCTTCAATGGTTGAGGATATTAAGTTAATAATTAAGGATTTAAATGAAGATCCAGAAATTTTAATGAGAGAAGGTTTAACTCACCACTTCCCTTTTAGCACGTCAATTATAGTAGATCCTAAATGCACTGATTTAAGCGGATTTAAAGGCGCTGATTGGGTTGCTGAGGAATATGCTTTTTCAGCAGATCAAATAAAAGAAATATGGCATATAGATGTATGTCAAGGTGGTGGTAAATCTAACTTTAGACGCTCAGAAACTAATCAATTTTTTACTGGCATTGTTGACTCAAGAGGTGATCAAATTAAAAAGCCAATTGACAATGGTGATGAGATTTTTAGATGTTGGGAAGTTTATAATATTAAAACCGGTTTAGTTTATTATGTTGCTGAGGGTTATGATGATTTTCTTGAAGATCCTCACGCTCCTTATGTAGATACAGGAAAATTTTGGCCTTATGAGGTTCTTTTATTTAATAAAGCTGAGAATGAACAATGTATTTTTCCTCATTCTGATGTGTTCTATATGCGCGATCAGCAGATGGAAATTAACAGGCAGCGTGAAGGGCTTAGAAAACATAGGATTGCAAATCGTCCTAAATACATTGCTCCTCGTGGGTCTCTTGAAGATGAAGATAAAGATAGATTAGAGAATCATGAAGATAGCGCAGTTATTGAAATAAATAACATGAAAATTGGTCAAAATTCAGCCGATATTGTTCAGCCTATGAAGATGGCAGGAATAGATCCTAATTTATATGACGTAAGTCAATCTTATGATGATTTGTTGAGGGTTATTGGCGCTCAGGAAGCTAATTTTGGTGGAACAAGTAATGCTACAGCAACTGAGGCTTCAATAGGTGAGAGTTCTCGCGTTTCCTCAACTGAGTCTAATCGTGATGATCTTGATATGTTATTAGGGGCTTTGGCGCGAAGCGATGGCTCTATTTTATTTGCTGAAGAGTCTGAGCAAAGTGTAAAAGAGATTGCTGGACCTGGTGCTGTTTGGCCGGTATTTAGCAGAGAGCAAAGAGCAAAAGAATTATATCTTGATATCGAAGCCGGAAGTTCTGGAAAACCTAATCAAGCGCTTGAGGTTGCAAACTTTGAAAGGTTAGCTCCTTTACTTATGCAAATTCCTGGTGTTAAAGCGGATAGGATGGCAAAAGAGGCGGTTAAGAGGCTTGATGATAGATTGGATCTTGCTGAGTTCTTAGAGCCTGGTATTCCTTCAATTAATGCTCAAAATGCTATTGCTGGCGCTCCTAGCAATCCGCAGCAGGGTGGAAATGTTAATGCTGAAGGAACTCCTAACAACCAACAAGGGCAGCAAGCAAATGCACAAGGTGCTGGTGGTCCTGGACTTGAACAAATCTTAAATCAACTTTCTGCACAATAAAATCTGACAATATGACAGATGGGAGTTGCAACAGTAATTTTATTATGCTAATAATTAATAATATATTTTCATAATTTAAAGGAGAATTACTTTGCCTGGAGATAACGAAACGTTCGATAGTCACGAGGGAGCGGACACCTCAATCCAAGACGATAATAATGGCTTGCCAGCAGATTCGTCAACTGATGGCACTGAGAATAATGAAGAATTAGGCGACACAAAAGAAAGTCAACAAGAAGGGCCTAGCAGAGAGGACGCAATGTCTGAAGCGCTTGGTGATTCGGAAGATGACTTAGAGGAGGACTCGCCAGCCCCCGAAGATCAGGAAGACGAACAAACTGAGGAAGAGAAAGCTAAGAAGGACACAGTAGAAGATACTCGTTTTGATAAGCATCCTCGTTTTCAAGCACTGATTGCAAAAAATAACGAACTTGAAGAAAAGTATAAAGCTTTCGAGCCTTTAGAGCAATTCTTCAAAGAGTCTACAATGGACGAGACTGATCGAATAACGACTTTTCAAGTTGGTGAGGTCATTAATCGTGCTTTAATAGGTCAATCAGATCCTAATCAAGCACTACAAATGTTATCGCCAATACTTGAACAACTTCAAGCTGCTGCTGGACTTACATTGCCTGACGATATTAAACAGGCGGTTGAGAATGGTGAGATAAGTGAGAAGTATGCTCAAGATCTTGCTAAACAAAGGGCAGAGGCTGATGCGGCTAATAATCGCAATCAGTTTGAGACCAATAAAAAGCAAGAGCAAGAAAAAAGAGATAGAGAGATTCAGTTTAACCAATTAAAGACTCAAGTTAATAATGCAACAAGTGCGTGGGAGGCTCAGCAAAGAAGTCAAGATCCTGATTATGAGCAAAAAAGGGAACTTGTTTATTCGCACATTGCGGCTGAATTACAAAGAAGAAACAATGCTAACCAAATAACTACTGCTGAAGATGCTATTTTGATTTCAAATAAGGCTCTAAGTAAAGTTAATGAGTTGTTGCAGAAGTCTCTTCCAGTAAAGACTCCAACGCGTCCTAATCTACAAGGTAATTCTTATAGCTCTAAGCAAAAGGCACAGAAACCTACTAGCAGGGCTGAAGCAATGGATTTGGCTTTAAAGTAGTAGGTGTTTTTAACACTATTTAATAGGAGGCTATTATGCCGTTTACTGCTGAACAAGTTCAGAATGTAATGAATGCAGCTCTTGATTATGATATGCGCGGTCCTGCTTTGGATCAAACTATCCAAGAAAAGCCATTACTTTCTTTCTTAATGTCAAAACAAAAAACCTTTCCATCTGGTAAGGAATTTATTACTCGTGCTGTGAAGGGGCAGCGTGTAACAAAAGTCGAAGGTTATTCTTACGATGATCAAGTTACATACCGCAATCCTTCTAAGATCAAGAGAATGAAATCCCCTTGGAAAGAGATTCATGCTGGTATTGAATTTACTTACACTGAGGGCAAAAAAGACGGTATTAGTATCGTTGATGGCGGTCGTGGTGAGAAAGTAAAACATACTCAACGTGAAAAAACTGTTCTTACCGGAATTATCGATGATAAAATGGAAGATATGAAGGAAGGTTGGGCCGAGTCATTTAATGAGATGCTTTGGCGTGATGGAACTCAGGACACTAAAGCTGTTCCTGGTATTCTTTCGTTTATTCTTGATGATCCTACTGCTGCTGGTGCTACTTTCGGAATTGATCGCGTTGCAAATGCTTGGTGGAGAAATAAAGCCAATTTAGCAATTGTGACTTCAACTCCGGCTGACCAGAATGTGACTAATGCGTTGCAATCTGATATGCGTCAATTGCGTAGATATGGCGGTCGTCCTGATAAATTTATGGCTGGTTCTGCGTTCATGGATGCTTTAGAAGCTGAATTGAAAGCAAAAGGCAACTATACTTTATCTGGTTGGGCTTCATCTAAAGGTGGCGATGGTACTATTGACGTATCTGTTGCTGATGTTTCATTCAAAGGTGTTACCATTGAATACGATCCAACTTTAGATGATCTTGGTCGCTCTAAATACATGTACGCATTCGATAGTCGTCGTCTATACCTAATGGTTATGGATGGTGAGGATCGCGTTGTGCATCACCCTGAGCGCCCTCATGATCGTTATGTGGTTTATGAAGGTATGACTTGGACAGGCGCATTAATTTGCGATCAGCTTAACGCTCAAGGCGTTTGGTCGATTGCTTAATCTATTTGAGGTGGTCGCAAATCGTGGCCACTTCATTTTTTTAAACCATATTGGAGAAAATTATGGATTCTTATAAATGTAATGTTAGACTTTCTGGAGAAATAGGCCAAGAAGTTCCAAAAGAAAAAATTTCAGCAGCTCACATTGCTATGCTACAAATTGAGCATGGTGACGATGCTGTTATTGATGTTGAGAAGATTTCAGATACTCTTAAATGGCCTGGAGATCATGGTAAACCAATTACTGTTACTCAGCCAATGATGAGGTCGTTCCTAGAGCGTGAATTTGGCGAGGAAAAAGTTGGAAAAGTATTCGGCTCTTTTTATGGTGCTCAATTGCCTGAGGTTCTTCGTGGTTTTGAAAAGACTCGTGCTATTCCTGCCGCAAAAAAGAACGTGCAAACAAGTAAGCCATCTGCTAAGATAATAGATGAAGATTTTGAAGATGATATCGATACTGATATCGATACTGATCTTGATGATAACGAAAAAGTTGCATTATAAAATATGGCAAGAAATACCACGAGATCAAGATTAATAGAGATGTTAAGGGCTGAAATACGCTCATCTTCTAATACATCTCGTGGTTTAGATAACTTGCCATATCTACAACAATTACTATCGAGATATAATGAGACAATCACAGATGAGTTTGATTGGCCTTATATGAATATTGCTAAATCTGAAGCAAGAGTTACTTTGGCTGCTGGTCAGAGATATTATGATTTTCCTGTAAAGTTAAGTGATGAAAATATTGAGAAGGTTTGGTATAAAGAAACTAACGACACTCAATGGGTTGAGTTGTGTTTTGGCATTGGTCCGGCAGAATATTCAGAGCATGATTCTGATGAAGATGACAGATCAGATGTGGTTACTAAGTGGGATTTTATTACTGATACAAATGGTAATTTTCAATTCGAGATATGGCCTATGCCAGCTAGCAATAACGGCACTGTTTGGTTTGAAGGTAGAAAAAAACCTAATGATTTAACTCAAGACATTGACAGGGCTGATCATGACGATCATTTAATCGTTCTTAGGGCAGCCTCAGAAGTACTAAGAGCAAAGAATAAAAAAGACTCAGATAGTAAAGCTGCATTAGCCGGAGATAGGTTTGATAGGTTAAAATCATCACTATCAAGCAAAAGAATGGTTTCTGTTGGTGGTAGCGGTTATTATAAACCAACAAAAAGACGCGTTCTTGTCGCAAGGTCAGAGATGGCTGAATAGGAGTTATCTATGCCTTATATTTTAGTCGAAAATTTCAATGGTGGATTAGATAGGCGTAGAAAAATTTCTACCGCCCCTCCTGGCACGTTGTGGGAATTAACAAATGCTCACATTACGCGCGGTGGCGAGATTGAAAAAAGAAAAACTTTTGCTCCAAAATATAATCTTCCTGCTGGAACTTTAGGTTTAACGTCTTTATCCGGAAATTTATATGTATTTGGTTCTGGTGCTGAGCCGGCTGGAATGCCAGTTGGCATAACCTACCAAAGACTACAACACCCTTCAAGCAATCCAACAAGCTCAGACATGACAGAAATTGTTGATGTTGAGGTTTTTGATGGAAGCCTTTATGTTATTGCAAAATTTGCCGATAGTTCAACTTATCATTATTACGATGGTGAGCGCATTACATATTGGGATGTTGGTACAGTTCAAGGTGGTGCGACAAGCACTGCTGATATTGCTCAAGACTTAGCATCTTTGATAGATGCAGATTCCTCTTATGAGGCATCAGTCTCTTCTAGTGTTGTGACTGTTACAACTACTTCGCCAGGAACAGGTTTTACTATTTCAGGAACTACATCAGAAGGAAGCACTGGTTTAATTAATTGGAATACAACAACTCCTAATATTCCAGCAATCAATGAGGTTTTGGCAACAGGATCATTTGATATTACTGGAGGATCTTCTAATGCCGGCACGAATAAAGTTAATAGCGTTGCTGTTAATAGTGTTACAATTACTTCGGCTGCTGTTGATTGGGCTGTTAGCAATGAGGCAACTGCTGCTGCTATTGCTGCAAATATTACCGCACATTCATCAAGTCCTAATTATACTGCTACATCATCTGGGGCAAAAGTAATAATTAAGGCCGTTGCTAATTCTGGAACAACCCCAAATGGATTTACTGTTGTTTGTGCTGAGGCTGGTGACGTGACTCACAGTTCTGAGGTTGCTATGGCTGGTGGCGTTAATGCGGTTGCTGGCGTTTCTCAAGTGACTGAATTTACAGTAACCGGAACATGGGCGGCTGGCGATACATATCAAATTATTTTATCAGGAACTGTTTTTGGTGGAACTACTGCAAATTATACCGCTTTAGTTTTAGACAAAAAAGTTTATATTACGGCCGGAAGTATTTTGAGGTTTTGTGAGATAAACGATCCTACTCAGTTTGATGAGACTTTAGAGAGTAACTTAGGTGCTGGATTTATCAATATTTCTAACCATTACTCCGGTTCGGATTCTTTGACTGGTTTGGGTGTTTATAATAATGATCTTGTGATTTTTTCTCGCAATGCTATTCAAAGATGGAGCATGAAGTCAGATCCTGAATCTAATACCAAGCAGCAAACGATAAATTCTACAGGAACTCGCTCTCATAAGGCTATATTGGCTTATTCTGACTCAGATTTACTTTATATATCATCTAGTGGCATAAGAACTTTAAAGGCTCGTGACAGCTCTAATAATGCCAGATCTAATGATATTGGTCGTGCTATAGATAAATTAGTCTTAGAGCAATTAAAAACATTAACCACAACTGAGATCGAGGCCGTACCAGCAGTTGCAGAGGGTGAGGATGGTCGCGCTTGGTTTGCTCTAAAAGATAAGATTTATGTTTTAAGCTCTTTCCCTGCATCTGGATCAGGAAATATTTCTGCATGGTCCATATATAAGCCTGGATTTAATGTTACGGAAATGATTTCTGTTGATGATCGTGTTTATGTCAGAGATGATAATAATATGATTTATTTATATGGTGATGATGATAATGAGACTTATGATGACTCTATTGTTACTATTCAATTACCTTTCTTGGATGCTAAAAAACCAGCCAACTTTAAAGAGCTTCTTGGCATCAATGCTGATTGTGAGGGTGTTTGGGATATTGAGATTTTAGTTGATCCAAGAGACTTAAACCAAATTGTTCACATGGGTCAGGTAGATGGATTTACATATTTAGATGAGAATATTGATGCTATTGGCGACACAACTCATTTTGCCCCAAGATTTGTTTCATCTGCGGATGGTTATGTATCACTAAGTAATGTAGCTGTTCATTATATGGCTGAAGATGAGAGGCAGTAATGTTAAGAGTTAGAAAGTGTAATAAAGAAGATATACTATACATACTTAATAACGCTTGGGAAAACACTCAAAAAGAAATTGATACCTTTGGTCTTTATGAAGAATATAATAAAGAAGAATTGGCCGAGTTATATTTAGAACATAATTATGGTCATAGTTTTGTTGCTGTGGACGATATGGGGATTCCCATAGCGGCATTTGGAATGGCTATAATGAATATGACTGATTGGGCTTGTTGGTCAGTAAGTTC